TTTCTTCTGCCATGTTTTTTCTCCTTTGTATTTTTTATTGAATAGTTTTTAGTAACCTATACAATATAACCAATTATTATAAAACTAACTGGGGATATTGAAATCCCCAGTTTAAAATATTACTTACTGCTGAATTATGCTTTTCCAACAGCGTCGCGAACTCCGTACAAACCAAATGCTGCGAGTAGTGTCCAAACGACTTCAGGTACTGATTCTATAAGACCTGCTGCTTGTGCTACTCCAACAACACCAGCGATTACTGATGTCCATACTGTCTTTGATTTCCACCAAGCTTTATCTGCTATGATTGCCATAATTAACTCCTTTTTTTATTAAAATTTTATTAGAATTGTAGTATCGCGTAATCGTATCTAAGTGTTAAAGTTACATCAATTGGGTCTGTAGTATTTGCCCAATCTAAATCACCAAATGTTGCGTTGACAATCCAAGTACCTTTAAGTGTCCACTCTTCAACCTTATCACCTACGGGTCCCAAAACATTAATTGTTATATCCTTTTTATAAAAATCTGAATACCCATCTCGGCCTGTTACTGATTCGTGTGATAATCTAACCCATTCCATTACGGCCTGTGCTCCACTTGGAACAACAGGATCATATAAAGTAAGTTCTAATTCTTCCCATGCCCCTTTACCTTTAACATATCGTTTTACATTGATGTGGTCAAGTTCAATAGTTTCAAAGGCAATTGTAGGTCTATTCGCTGTCTTAATAAGATAAGCGGGAATACCTTCAATGTACATGATGTACCGATTTTTCGTTTTCGGTTCAAACGGTGTGAACATTATTTCAGAAGGATCTAGTAAGTCTGGCATCTTTAATCTCCAATAATTTTAATTTCTCAACTATAAATATCAAAATTTTAAAAAATCATCATAATCATTTTTCATAGTTTTTTAGAAGTTTTTCATTTCTATCATATATAAATATATCAAGCAACAAAAAACCCCTCAAAAAAGAGGGGCTTTTCATTTATTAATCTATTGATTAAACTTACGCGGGGAATGTTGCTCCCGTAGGAAGTACCACGAAGTCAAGTACAATAAACTCTGCGGTTCTCGTTGGTTGAATAAAAATTTGTCCAACAAGACGATTTCTATCAATCACATCAGGTGTGTTATTGGTATCATCCATAACTACCTTAAATGCTGATAGACCACTATTAGCTTGTACTGATTCTAAGAACGGATTCACAATGTTCAAGAAACGATTTCTTGTTGCTGCTGTGTTCTGTTCAAAGACTAAGTATCTACTTGACGAAGCGATAAACTTCTTCAGTCTAATTAACAATCTACGTACATTAACCCTATCGAGTGCTGATGGACGACCTTGTAAGGTCTTTTGTCCCCAAACTACTACACCCTGACCTGGGAATGAAGCGATTGGATTAACTCGTGCTTCATAGAGTTCATCTCTTTCATCATGAGTCAATCTTGTTTGTGCTTCTAATACCGTTGTTAGTCCACCACGATTCAAACCTGCTGGTGCGAACCATTCATGTGCTACTTGGTCTGTAAATGCTATTACACCAGGTAGTACAACTGAAGGTGGGACCCAAACTGGAAGTGCTGTGGCTCTATCAACAATCTTTACCCAAGGGTAATAAGTTGCTGCGTAGTTCGTATCAAGTGAAGATATAGCTGCGGTTGCAGCTGCAATTCCACCACCTTGAATACCACAATCAAATACATAGAATGCATCACCACGTTCTTCACATTTAGCTATTGCATGATTTGTAATCTTTGGATGTAAATCATGAATAATACCAGGTGTTATTAACATATTGATATCAAACTCATCTGGATTACTTACTGCGTTAATTGCTTTCTTGTAAGCTACTGCTCCGGTCGCGGTTGCACTTGAGATATCAAATCCTTGTGTGTTTGCCGCTGTAATATTTGCTCCTGTCAATTTTGGATTTGCTGGGTTATCACCATCGAATCCACCTTGAAATGGAACAACAAACTTCCGTTGTTTCAAATGTGATGTAGTTAGTTTAATAGACGAAGTAGCAGCTGCCCAATCAGTTCCTTCTATTGAACCCAAAGTTGAGGCATCATCATGTCCTAACATATTTTCCAAACTCATACTTGTATTTGTTCCACCTACAAAAGCATTAACAGGAACTAAATACTGTTCAGTATCTGCATTTCCATAATCATGACCATAAACTACATTACTATCAAATTCACCTTGTGCGTTTGATTGAGTTATTTTAAATATCCAATTTGGCATATTAGTATCATTTAATGGGGCCTGTATTGATGCATGTCCCATTGGAACTAATACTTTTGGAATTGAACCATCTGAAATATCGGAAAAATTGGAAACATAAACGTGTTTAGACCTATTATTCCAATCACCCTCATAAGTTAATTTACCATTTGCATCTATCGTTACATATCTATCACCAATCCTACGAGCGAAGAAATTCGTACTCTTAGGATCAAAGTTAAGTCCATCCCACTGTTCTATAATGTTATCAGTTGTTAATCCATTATCATTCAAACCAGTTTGTCTTACTTGAAGTGAAAACTGACCATAATCACTACCAGCAATATCACCTGCTTTCTTAACATTCAAAATAACAATCTTAAATTTGTTATTTACATCACTACCATGTGAACGAGTATTAACCTTAAACAAGTTATACCGTGCATTATTAATCTCTTGTGATTGAATATATGGTGTTGATGCGTTTGAATATGCTGCATCTGTAAAATTACCTACTCCTCCACGTGAAATTGAACCACTGTGGTCTGCAGAAGTTCCTGCAGTCCATCCATATGAACTTTGATGATATTTAAAGTTCTTATACAAATATACAGCAACAGTTGTAGTTCCTGACTTTTGAACTTGTGGATCTGAACTGATTACTTGGTCAATATAATTTGCACTTGAAGTGTCAAATGATATTGAATAATCAGCTGTAGTTATATCAGTACCATTAACAGTTAGTGTTTGGGAAGTATATGCACTTTCAGTTGCTGCGAGTAAACATAAACTTAAATCACCTGCTCCATCTTCACCACCACGAGATGGTGCCAATACTGCTACAGTTCTTACAACTGATGCTGCGGAACTTGAAAGTCCCAGTGAGATAAAATCTCCTGTATATCCACCAGTATTAAGAACGCGAACAATCGTAACTGTTCCCGCACTTCTTAAATATTGTTCTACGGCGTACGGTGTGTAAAATCTCGAATCCGTAGATCCAAACATTTCTTCAAACTCTGAAAAATTACTAACAACTGTGGGTACAAAAGCCGGTCCCTTTACTGTTGGACCAACTATACATGCACCAATTGCTGCAATTCCTGCAGGTAGAAATGATAAATCTCGTTCACGAGTAAATACACCCGGACTTACGATTCTTTCTGCCATTATTATTCTCCTATTATTATAATTTAAATAACTAAATTAGTCGTAATTAGACTATAAATATTTACTATAAATATCGCGTAACTTTCTCAAACGATATATTTGTAGGAGACTATTTAAGTAGTTTTTGTAGTTTCTTCAGGTGCTACTACTGGAACTGGAGTAAAAACTCCTGTCGTTGGATCTAATGACCCAGGACCATACTTTTCATTCAACTGTTTGACAATTTCTTGTTCTTTTGTCTGTAATCCAGCATAATCACTCTCAAACTGTATTTCAGTTTCAATAAGAGCATCTAACTGTTGCTGAATCAAAAGTTTTTGGACTTTTAATTGACCAAATTGAGCTGATTTTTCTTGATAACCTTCTTGCAATTCCTTTAGTGATGTTAATTCTTCATCACTAAATTTAATTTCTAATGCCTTTTCTTCAACCTTTTTAGCTAAATTAGATTTTTCTGTTACGGCCATAACTTTCTCCTTATTATTATTGTTTATAACTATACTATAAATATCAAGTAAATTACCTTAATTCACTTTTTTCTTTAAATCTTCTACTTCTTGTTTTAATTCTTTAATAGATTCTACCAACAATGGAATAATTCGTTTATAATCAACTCCTAAGTAACCATTTTTTCTCTCTATCACTATTTCTGGTAAAACTTTTTGAACTTCCTGTGCGATAACTCCAACATCATGTCCTCTTTTTCGTGCCCAGCCAGGTGCTTTCTCATTCCAATCAAATTCTACACCACGAATACCATTTATTTTATCTAATGAACCTTTTATAACTTCTATATTATCTTTAAGTCTTTCATCTGATGAATTATATGCTATTACATCACCATCTGCTACTATATCTCCACTCGCTGATATATCACCTTTACTTGCACCCGCAGAACCACTAACATATAAACTTCCAGTTACAGTTACACCCCTTTGCTGTCCTCCAATTTCTTTAACTTCAATGTATCCAGTTTCCACTCTACCAAACGAACCAGTTGAAGATGCTGAACCACTATAATGACTACCAGTTATAGCTCCTGATATATCTTTACCATCAACGATAGCGAAACTACCAGCGGGTTCAAATTGTCCTGTTACTTTTATTGCCATAATTCGTTCCTATACCGTATCTATTAATACTGTTAAGTTAGTCATTGTTAATAAATTTGTTGATCTATACACACTATAATCCTCTTGAAATCCGACTACGTTTGTAACTGTAACATCTGCTTGTTGTGTTACATCAAATGGTAAATTAGTACTATTATCTTTAAATTGATATTCTGTATCATTATCTCCATATCTATTCGGTATGGCTATTATTACATATTTACTTGTAAATGAACCAACACTTAATGTTTGTCCTGTAACTGTTCCATCATCATATGAAGAGTTTGCATTGTGAGAATCCCAATCTCCTGAAGTTTCTAAAAAACTTTCATCATAAGAACTTGCTTGTGCATCATATCCCCAATAAAAATAATTTTTCTTTTGAGTAGATGTTAATGTTACAAAAGTTGATGAATGTGAATCTATATTAGCCAATTTACTAGCATACACATAAAAATTTTCTGTATGTCCAGCAGTATTTAAATAACTTACTGTTTCTTTTAAAGGTGTTAATGCAGTAGCATCACTTCTGTCCATAGCAACAGTTAATATATTAGTACCACTACCACATTGTACTTGAGCCACATTAGTATCACCAGTTCTATGAGCAAAACATAAATAATTAGAGCCACCAATTGATACTGATAATGTTCGTGTTGTATCATTACTTGTAACCGTATTGGCTGCTGCCAAAGTTCTTATATCAGCCTGATCAAATCCATTATTGTTACTTAATTCTCCATAAACAAATTGATTATAAAAATATATTCGTTGGTCTGTATAATCAGTATCAGTATCACTTCCAGCAGATGCATATAATCTAAATCGTATATCATCACTACTATTTGGTGGAAATGATATCCTTTCTGTATTGGTGCCTGTTGAGAAACTTGAACTTAATGGATAAAAATAAGAACCACTTTGAGAACCATCTTCATATGCTATTATTCGTGGTGCTCCTTCGGCACTTCCATTATATCCATCTGGGGGTCCATTATCATATGTTGCAGTGAATGTAATACCACCAATTGCTTTCCAAGAACCTGAACCAATAAGTACTGGTGTAGATGTATGATTCATATCAAAATCTGATATTGAAAACGTAAAAGTAGCGTCATAATCTGCTGGAACAAATTTAGTTCCATTAAATTTTAATACCTGATCTCTTGAAACTCCATGAGGATCAACTTCTTTATCACTTATTGAAAATGAACTACTTACATTAAGTGAACCTGTTACTTGTAAAGTACCCGTAGTATTTTGTGTAGAACCTGTTGTCTGAAATATACCACTTGTAATTCCACTTAAATTACTACCATCACCGTAAATATATCCACTTGAACTTATATTTCCTGCAACCGTTAGAGTTTGTGAAGGAACACTTGTGCCGATACCCACCCTATCATTTGCAGCATCTGTTCTGATAAGATTAGTTTCATTGTCACCTTTAACCTGAAAATCGACATCAGCGAGGTCATTATTAATTGTAACTTTGTCCGCCTGGTCGCCTCCACTACCTTCGACTATGTAGATCATATTTTCTCCACCAGCCGCAATGTTTATCCTATCGTTTGCACTATCAAACTGAATGAAGGTGTCTGTATCTCCTCTATGATGGATGTATTCGTCAAATCCGGCGTTTCCTGCAATATTTAAATATCCAAACGAACCAGTCAAAGATACATTTAAAGATCCAGTAATACCTGAACTACCAGAAACTTGTAATGAACCCGTTAAGATACTATCTAATTGTTTTAATCTAAACTGAGCCATTTAAGTTCCCTATATTTTACTGCTTCTTGTTCTTTTCTCTCTTGCCAGTACAAAGTCATTCCTTGTGAAATATTTTTCTTGTGTATTCTACTCTTTGGTTTCTTCATTTTTTCAATAGTTTCCATAGTAAGTTTCCTATCTATTTGTGCACAAGATTTGCATACAGCATTATTTCCTACTGCACGGTCAAAGGTGTCTTTTCGTGTATAATATATTATACGCCCACAATCAGGACACCTTCTATTTTTTCTATCTTTCCAATGACGTTTTCTCATATTAATAAATATCCAAAAATAGTAAAAGAAAAGTGGAAGTCAAAAATTAAATTAATTCCTCAATTATTTCATTTTCCCAAATATGTGTATTAGTCGTTCCATCATATCAATTACCCCAGGTAAACTTCTATGATATTTTTCTGCCCATTTTTCTGGATTTCTCACTCTTTTAAGAGACTGTTTTAAATCATCAAGTGCATAATTAATTGATTTTCCAGCATCGTCTGGGTCTATATACGCTTCTTTAACTGTATCTTTTCCCCCTAATCTCTCAAATTCGGTAAGTCCATCGGGTTCATGGCCTTTCATAACAGGTTTAGACCACCTTTTTGGTAAATCTCTAAATGAAGTATCAGTCCATTCTTTTAATAAATCTTTAAGTTTAATCATTAAATCTCCCCCACGCTTTTATTTCATCATCACTTTCTAAATTATATCCTATACCACTTGGATTCACTATTACCATAAAAGTTGAACCACTTTGTTGTATAGTCAATGCATCATGTTCCATTATTTGTCCATTATTAAAAAATAAAAAATCATTTTCATTTGTTGCCGTGATACCCTCAGGAGCGGACGCGGTTGCTGCTGAAAAACTAGCCGTATTATTAGAAATAGATGATGCAGATTTATTAAAATTCTTTCTCAAATATGGTTCAACAATAGTAGTTCCAATATTTGTATCCGCATATGTTTTAACTGCCCCTTCTGTTACAATTGCAGTCTGACTATTATCTCCTAAAAGACCATCATTAGATATTTCATTACTACTATCCCCATTTAATACAAAAGAACCGCTATCATATAAACTACCAGTCATATAATGTGTATCATCTATTGTATCTCCAAATTGTGTTGAACCAGACTTAAATATAGTTCCCGAAGAAGTTAATTCTGATATAATTTCTTCTGCTGTAATTTTACCAGTTACAATTGCATTTCCATTTATAGATAATGTAGATGATATCGAAGTTGTTCCCGTGTGTGTTACACTTCCCAAAACTTGACCATTATCATAGATAGAAATATCATCACCAAGTTTCCAAGAACTTGCTGTTATTGAATTAAACTGAACATTATCAGTTACATCAATATCTTGTCCAACTGAAATTTGTTGAATAATCTGTTGAGTTCCATCAAAAGCAACACCACTATTTGAAGCTGTTACTCCTGTTCCACCAGTTATTGTTAATGGTTGTTTTAATTGTATTGGCATTTTTTAATCCTATGAATTAAATTTACCCCAAGCCAGTATCTCATCATCACTTTCTAATACGTAACCAATAGAGTCTGTATTTACTTTAAGATACATAGATGAACCCGCCTGTTGTATTTCAATTGCATCATGTTCCATATATTGACCATTAATGAAAAATAAAAAATCATGTTCTGTTGTTGATGTTAGACCTGCTGGTGCTGATGCTGTTACTGCCGTAAAACTTGCAGTGCTATTACTTATCAAAGTAGTTGATAATTTAACAAATTGTTTTCTTAAATATGCTTGTTCTCCTGAAGAACCTAAACCACTAATATATTGTTTTGCTGCGTATTCAGTAACTAATGCCGTGGAACTATTATCTGTCAATGAAGTATCATTTGATATTTCACTTATACTATATTTATTCAACTCAAATGAACCACTCAAATACATACTTCCTGTAAAATGATGAGTATCATCTATAGTATTTCCAAATATCGTAGAACCACTTGTAAACATAATTGAAGAAGAAACATATTCAGTATGAAATTCTTGTGCGGTTAAAGTTCCTGCTATAGTTGTATTACCAGTAACCGATAAATCGGAAGTTGTCGTTAAAGAACCAGTAATTGCTATATTTCCTGTAATACCATCATTATTAAGAATAAGTGAATTAGTAGTTCCAACTAATAATGAACCAGTTACCGAATTAAATTGAACATTTGCTGTAGTATTAACTACTTGCGGAATGGAAATCGTATGAGATACCGCTGTAGCTCCTGTATATGCATCCCCATCATTTGTAAGTGTTATACCAGTTCCGGCTGTTAATGTAAATGGATTTTGTAAAACTACTGGTTGAACTTGGTCTTGGGTTAAAGAAAATGCGGCTCCTGGAAAAGCTTCTTCTCCTGTTAACTGGTCCATTAACGGTGCAATATCAACGTCTGTCTCCGTTCCAATTACAAGTGTCTTTGGAGTTAAATATTTTTGCATCATATGGGGTCCTGCTAACTCATTAAATGCTTCTGGTATCAGATATCCATTTAAAGTAACACTAAATTCTGTCCTAACTATTCTTTCTCTTTCTGAAACTTCTGTACTATCAGTATAAGTATCTATATTTGTTCTAAACCTCATCTTATCAGGTTCACCCCAATATGCCCCCGCTGACCAATTAATTCTTTCAACAATCTTATTCATTTGTTCTATATAATGTGTCCAAATCATAAAATCATAATTTAATACCATATAATCTGGAACTGCTACATTATAATATTCCCTTTGAGGAAATATACCTTGTTGAACTGAAAAGGCATCATATCTACTGGCATCAGTATATTTTCTTTCAAATTGCCAATGAAGTTTAGGTTCTTCTGGATCCATCTTATCAACTGGTATGGCCGTGTCCTTTTCCATTCCAGTTCGTCTAAATGCAATAGCAGGTAATATAATCTGTCTTTTCTTATCCCTCATAAAACCACTTTTTTGTATAGCAAACCACCTTTCGGGTGAAGAATACATAATCGGTACTTTTACTGTTTCACCATTATCTACTACCGTTGGTTTAATTACTTCTGTAAAATAAAACATGATAGCAGAATCCAAGTCCATCAGACTGATAGATACATCTGGAACATCATCCACCCCTCTTTTGTATTGACGGGCCCGATTTAAATTTCTTTGTCCTCTCGGTACTGGTTTACTTCTATCATTAAGAATTAAATCAACAGCCATTAGATACTCCCATTATTATAATCGTGTGTTTTCAGAATTAGCTATTAATTTAACCCAATCTGTTTCTGATGTATCAGTTTCGGTTGTAAATATAATCTTTTTTGGAGTAAGATATTTTTGAGTTGTAGCAATCTCATTAAATGCTTCAGGTAATAAATATCCCTTTAAAGTAACACTAAATTCTGTCCTAACTATCCTTTCTCTTTCTGAAACTTCTGTGCTATCCGTGTAACTATCAATAGAAGTTCTAAACCTCATCTTACCAGGTTCACCCCAATATGCACCTTCAGACCAGTTAATTCTCTCAACAATTTTATTCATTTGTTCAATATAGTGTGTCCAAATCATAAAATCATAAGTTAAAATCATAAAATCTGGAACTGCTACATTATAATATTCTCGTTGTGGAAAAAGTCCATATTGAACTGAAAAATTATCGTATCTATTATTTGCGTTATATTTTCTTTCAAATGTATAATGAAATTTTGGATCTTCTGGGTCCATCTTATCAACTGGTATAGTTTCATCTTTTGACATTCCAGTCCGTCTAAATGCAATGACTGGTAATATAAGTTGTCGTTTTCTATCTCTCATAAAACCAGTTTTTTGTATTGCGAACCACCGTTCAGGAGATGCATACATAACTGGAACTTTTACGGTTTCACCATTATCTACTACAGTTGGTTTTATTATTTCTGTAAAATAAAACATAATAGCAGAATCTAAGTCCATTAAACTTATTGATACATCTGGAACATCATCTGTATCTCGTCTGTATTGTCTTGCACGATTTATATCATTTCGTGGTGTAGAAGTTCTACGTTTTCTTGGTATTGGTTTAGTTCTTGCCATTAAATACTCCTTATTCTTTCTACTCCAAGATTAGAAAATCTAATCCTAAAAGTATTACAGGTTACACTCCAATTATTATCTTGTATTCCACCAATAAGTTGATTTTCATTGACTGCATTGATTTCCCAATGTGCCCAATTCCATTCAAGTATATCACCAAGTTCTGGTACGACTGATAAATCAATAAGGGTTTGCCTTAAAATATGAAATGATGCGTCTTGTTGTTCATCTGCACCAAATTCATCTGTATTATAATCAAAATCTGCCGCATCAATTAAACAGGCAAATTTTACACCTGGTTTAAATCGTTTTCCTGCGGCCGCCTCTCCATACAAATTAGTCATAGTATCATATGCTGATACTTTATAAAGAACTACTTGTTGATTAATTATACCGTCTTTGCCGGTTATAAGATCACCAATGAGTTCTTTATTTACCCGTGTGAAAACATCAAGGTCTCTTTGAGGTAAAAATCTTCCTGGCATAATGTTATCCTATATAAATTGGTAATGGAACTTTTTGTAATTTTTCTTGTAATCTTGTTGCTTCGTCACTATCTGCTTCTAACATCATTCTTCTACTTGATGCTTCAAGATTTTCACGAAGTTGAGTTATTAAATCTGTTTTTTCTATTGCTGCCTCACTTCTTAATGTATCACCATCAAGAGTTGTTTCTGCATTTGGAACTGGTATAGAACCATACTTACTTCTAATCATTCCAAGTAACTCTTTAGATAACGCAAATCCATATTTCCTAATCCATTGTTTTCCAACATCGTTTACATATTGATATTGCATATTATCATATGGAACATTAGAATAATCAGAAACTCTGTCTGATGTCTCACCATAACGAGTCTGTAATGGTGTATCTCTATCGGCCTTTACAATATATTCAAACCACAACTTATAAGTTGTTGTTGGGTTTGGAAAAATTCTTATTTTATTATTTCTCAGTTCAAAAGTATGTGCAGATTTTCTTATTTGGTCATTAAACTCAATTGCTTGAATCCTCAAAAGGTCTGCGTAGATTGGCATCATCATAAATTGAACGGCTGGTGTCATTGCACCCCAACCAAAAGTATCTAACATATTATAAGAACCTGCTCCTGTACCTGCGTATGGATCAAAATAACGATGAACCGCTGGTGATGCTTCATAAAATACTTTACGAATTTCTATTGCTTGTCCACTTTCTGATGGAGTTGCCCATAATGCATTTAAATCATATACTTGTGAACCACTTGATATCTCAATTGAACCACTTTTAAAATCAACCGTTCCTCCAACTTCTGCTTCTGTTCCATATTGTTCTGCAATTCTGATATTTCCAGCTAAATTTGGTGTTACATTCTTATGAGTAACACTATTTGATGATCCTGTAGCCTGTCCTCGTAATGATAATAAATTTTCTCTAATATTCCATTGATTAACCTGTGCTGAATATTCTGTAATAGATTCTTCAAAACAAGTATAAAATTGTATATCTTGTAACTCAATTGCCATAATTGGATAACCCATCCTACGAGCCGCCCAAGTTGCAAATTTTGGTGAATCTGATTGAAATGTTGAATCATTATCGTATAAACCGAATGGTGTATTTCCACTTACCGCTGAGCCACTTCCTGGCCATATAGCTTCCATATTGTAATCTCCTTAAAAAAGATATTATTTCTCAACTATAAATATATAGGCAATAAAAAAGGGAACTCAAATGAGCTCCCTTCTTTATTTGATCTATTTAATTACTATGAATTAAACGTAGTTAATGTCTGCCACGATGACTTTACCATAAAACTCAGGTCTGACCATTTTCTTCGCGTAACGAGTCATTACACCCTTCCGCGGAGTAAAATTAACTGGGTCATAAACCAGAGGAGTCATGATAAGAGGTACATACGGTG